TACATCTGTTACGTTAGCTCCTAATCTTACTGATTTTACACCAGGGGCGATTGAGTTTGCTAATGTTTGAGTTGCAGTTGGGTTTATAGTTACCGCTTCAAAGTTTAGTGCTTTTAGGGTTGGATTTAATCCGTTTACGATTGACATATGTTTGTTTATTTATTAGATTAATAATTAGTAAACAAAAGACTATGCAACTAGGATATCAAAAAGAATAGGAGCAACTTTTGCCCAAGCCTTAAATTTAAAGTCTACACGAGAGTTGATTCCAAGTCCTGAAATCTGTCCACCAGATACTACAGGGTCTTCAATTTCATTGATTTTACCGTAAGTAGATTTACAAATTCCTAGATGTAGAACTTTCTTAACTCCTCCAAACAAGTGTCCTGAAGTCAATTTGTTAGATGAGAAGTGATTAACACCCATGTACTTGAATCCTTGGTTAGTTCCATCTTGTAAAGCCCCATCAGCTGTAGAGAACCCTTGAGCTTGAACGTAAGCTTCTAGCTTCTCAAAATCTGCTGGTCTCCAGACAATGAAAGCTCCATTACGGTTCATCACGTCTTCACCATTAGCTACACGAATTTGTCTTTTAATACCACGGATTATATCATCCACATTAGATTCAGAAACAGTAATATTCCCAGCTGCACCGCCTATAGAAGCATTATCAAAGTCAGTATATTCTGCGTGGTTAGCATACATAGCTGTTTCAATAGCTTCATTCAACACAAGCCCTTGGTTATCAGCTAGTTCCATCCATCCTGCAAAAGTCTTTTGAGCAAGGTCTGCACGGTCAATGTATTGAGCTGCAATCTTGTAAGTGTTGATAGTTACAGTATCATCAGTTGTTGTTACTGCCTCTGGTGTATAAGCTGAACCACGAGTTCCCGTGTTAGCTGTTACGTCTGTTAAATAAGGATTGTGGATTACTTGTGTATCAGTATATTCAACCTTAGCGATTTCCTTCCATTTGTTATTTTCTGAAAGTCTGTCTTGTAGAGTAGTTAGGTACTCATTCTTGTAAATTATTGCGATATAGTTTAGTTTGTGTCAAGTATATCACTGCAATTAAATATGTTATGTTAGGGTCAATAGTTTTTGAAAAGTCGGGATTAAAACTCTTTCTTCTTTGACTTTTAAAGGGTGATGATGGTGACATAGTGTGATACCATTATTTACATCATACCTAAGTTCTGGGTAATCTTTCCAACGTAATATGTGGTGTGCTTCTATTTTCCCATTACATTCAGCATTGTTAATTTTACATTTATAACCATCTCGGCTATATACATTTTTTCTCCATTGCTTATATTCTGGGTCGTGAAAGTTACGATTATGTCTACCTACTATTTTTGTCCTGTCAGAAATCCATCTTTGATGTTTTTCTCCAGTCCTAGAACTAACAGATAGTCTTTGTTTTTCACTTCCCTTTTTACCAAGTCTGCCCAATTTAAGAGAGTTAGAGCAAGAGTATGAACAATATCTGACTTTGTTGTAGTTAGCGTAATTAGCTATGTATTCTTTTTTACAAAGTTCACATATTTTATATCTAACTATTTTAACTCCATTTTTTGAGCCTTTAGGTCTTCCCATATTAACCCCATTATAACATATTTAATTATCAATGAACTTTCCTGCACACCTGTTATTAATTTCTAATGACAGGCAACGGTTTGACTATGAGAAAGGATTTTCTGAAGATGAGTTTTTCCACTTAGCTTTTACCACTTTAGAACGTAGTGTTCTGTCTTCTGGTAATTCGCCTTTAGCCAACCAGTACTCTACTGTGTCTTTACTAGACTGAGAAGTACGTTTGGAGTTGCTAGGTATAGCATCTTGAGATTTTTTAATTTCCCTCATTTCATTTAGCTCTGCTGTAAAGTATTTACTATCTAAAACCTGGTCTAAAGATTTTCCAGTATTGGACATAATCTCTTTTACAAGCTTCATTTCGTCATTTCCTTTAACACCATTAGCTACTAAATATGCCTTTTGTGCATAATCGAAGTCGCCTGTCTTGCTTGGGGCTGAGTGGTTTGGGTCACTCTGTCTAGAAAGTTTCTTTTCAGCTCTTTTAAGTCTGCCTTCAAGTTCTCTAGCTCTAGCTTGCCAATCTGTATTATCTTCTGTATCTTGTGTTTCCTCAGATACTTCTGATTCTACAACTTCTTCATTATTTTGCGTAAGGTTAATGTCCTCGTTTGTTTCATTATTCATAATGATATGTTTATTGCTCTTTTGAAGATAAAGAATAACTTATTATTGCCCTTTTTGATTGGAAGGATACCTTTATGGTTCAAGTATATAACTTGTTGATTTATTGTCAAATATTAATCCCAGATTATTGTTATGTCTGCTGTTCCACCTATTGTAGCGTACAGTCCTGTATTAAAACATAATGGCGTTGGGAAAGTTACAACTTGTGAACCTGTCGCAAACGTATAAGTGTTAGTTATTGTAGGTGTCGCAGCACTTGTATTATCCCATAGTTTTAAAGTTCCTGATGTGTGTGAATTGACAATAAATCCTGCCACCTTACCAAAACCTGTTTTAATCAATGCACTTGCTGTTAAATTTGTATATTTCATATTTATATTGCTTCGTTATAAGGAGATTCTGTTACAACCTCCTTAGGTTTAATTCCTTCTAATTTTTTAAACCCAGCCTCTAAGAGCATGACACCGTGTGCAAGACCTCTTAAATCTTGTCCTAGTTCTGCATCTGATATAACACCCTCACCTCTTACAGTTTTCATTACCATCAAAAAGGCAGCGTTTGTTAGTGGGTTTGCATTAGCGTCTTTCCTAAGAGTACCGTTTGTATAGATTGATGAAAGCATTACTTTACGTACTGCTTCCACCATGTTTTCATCGCTCATAAATTGAGTGATTTTTGCTATTTCTAAGTCAGTTAGTTCGTACATGTTTATTGTGTTGTTATTTCACTCATAGCAACTTCCTGTTGAGGGGGAGCTACTGATGAGGTATTAGTTTTGGTAATTTGAGAGAAGTCTATTGGGGACATTCCTGAGTTTTCTAGTAATTGGTTGAACGCTTTTGCTACACCTGGTACTTGCTGGAATGCCTGTGGATTTCTTAGTACTTCACGAATAACATTTGTTATCTTGTCGGCATCTTGAGCCATGTACTTCTGCTTACTTTTGATGTTTACAAAAACTTCAAGTGGTATTTCTTCTAATTCTCCTTTAATTACCTCAAAGAATTTTCTACTACCACTACGAGTGAATTGTTCTTTGTAGTTGACTATTAACTCTTCTCTGGTCGCTTCCGTAACAAGTTCTCCGTCAAGTATTTTCTTAATTATCTGGTCTTCTGCTTTGTTTCTAGCTATTATATCGGATATTTCCTGCATTTCATCTAATGAAAGCTCTTCTGAGAAAGAAATACCCTTGTTCATGTCATCCACCAAGTACTGTAATATCCAGTCCCTGTAAAGAACATCTGCTACGAATGTTGCTATTTTACCTTGTCTATATTCATGAATACCTTGTCCTTGTTGTACTACTAGATTTTGTAGTGCGAATGGTGTCCCTGAGGTTGGATTTACTCCAAGTTGTGCTTCGCTTGCCGAACCTAATATTCTGGCTTGTGTTTGTAGATTTACTTGTTCATTAGTGAATGCTGTAAGGTTTTGTGGGGTCCCGTCAACTTTGGTAATAGCTTTACCTGGTTCATGTTTGAGAATCGTATTATCTGGAAGGCTAGATAGTTTTTGGTTACCATATTCTTCACTATCAGTTTGGAATACATTAATAGCTGAGGCAAGTAGTTTCTGAATTCTTTGAGCCGAGTAATTCATCCATACTTGTGGTTCAAATAGTGATTCTACAATTGACTTACCCATAGCACGGCCATGAATCTTACGAATTACTAAAGATTTAAAGATATTTGAGATTCCTTTGGTTTTACCTTTGAACAGAGTTATTCCGTTCTTATTTCCGTCAGAGGATGTATAGTAACAAACAATATGTACTTGGTTTACATATTTAGAAGAGTTACCATTCTCATTTAACCAAGATTCTGGTAAATATCCGTGCAGTTCAAATACTTCTATGTATTTTCCTGGAGTTTTAGCTACTCTGTTGTTGGCCTGCATTACAACCTTTTCTGCTCTACTCATAACAATAGCCTCATCTATCGCGGTGTCATCCCATTTTCCTTTAAACTCAGTAAGTTCCGCTACTGAGTATTGATGTTTAAGACATATAGGTCCTCCTAATGCATCTGTTTGGTCACAGAAAGCAATCTTTTGTAGAGGTACAACTTCTGGTCTTACATTGTTTACATTCTTTACTATTACAAGATCATAAATAACCGAACTCTCTACTATTTCATCGATGAATGTATCTAGTTCGTTCTTTCTGGCCCATTGTGGGTGTCTTTTCTTTACCAGGAAAGATTTATATGAATCATGGATATCATTTACGTAAGGTATGATATCCTTAACATCAAACCCTTCACTTCTAAAGGCTACGTTTATTATCGGTGTAACAATATCGTCATATCTTCTTAAGCCATCATTTTTACCTGAGTGATACCATCCTAAAGCAACATTAGTACATCTTTCAATATGGTCTTTCATGTTCCATTCATAGGAAGATGTTACGGGTATTTTAGTTGTTTCAAAAGCTGTTTGTTCACTGATTATGAAATCATGTACTTCTTTGTTCATATTATTTGAATATTAGTTTTCTTATTAAAGTTCTAAGGAATAAAGAATTTCTAAATAATTGTCTTCCTTGAAAACCAAATACTTGTTTTTCGCAAACCTTTCCATCTTTCTCAATAGTTAATATAACCTTGGTTTTAAGGAAAGATGGCTTATTTGCTAGTATTGCTTCCTCTAAATCATCTGTAACACAGTTAAAAACTGTATCGTTCAGTTTCATCGTTAATCTATAGGCACCTTTTTCTGTAGGTTTTTCTTTTAGAATATTGGTTTTTGCTTTAGGCATTTGATATAAGTATATAACTTTTATAATGTTAGTCAATATTAGATTGCTGGGTTTGACTCTTGTTGTATTCCTCCAATCCCTAATGGGTATATTTTTCTATATGGGACTTTAGCGTTGTGTATTTGATAGGAAAGTGAATCTAAAACATCGTCATTCTGTCCGTGTGGGAAGGTTCTCATTTCATCCAATAATTCTGAATTATCACCTATTAAGAATATACTTCTAGACTCCCAACGGGGTATAAGCCCTCTAATTCTTTCTGCTTTAGCTATTCCTTTGTGCTTAAGTGGTGTTATAGAGAAAAATAGTTGTTGTTTTCTCATTTCATCTTCTAAGAAGGGTTGTATGGCCATAGTGAACGCCACTTCTTCCATTCCTATAAATGTTGGTTTATAAGTATTTTGTATGTAAAATAGATGGTCAATGAGGTCTTTGGAGTTAAACTTCATTCTATATGTCTTTATATGCCACTTGTTTTCTCTATCTACCCAATTAATTGTTATTCCTGTATAGTCAGCACTAGATTTTTCTGATATTGCTGGGTCAATGGTTACATAACAAGAAGTATCTTTATTTCTAACGATTTCCATTTCTACGTGTTGTATATAATCCTTTTTAAACTCGCTCATCGCCTCGTCTACTGGTTGATTCATAAACTCATAAGAAAATACATAACTACCAAACTGTCTTTGCATACTTTCAATACTCTTCTTGCCTGTTTCCTTGTTTTCTATGTCTGTAAGGCAATATTTACTAGGCCAGGCTGGCTTACCATCTATCATTATAGGTATATTACGTAAACGTATCATACTATCTTTTTTAGAACGATTTATCAAGAATTGGACATTTCCATGCTCTGAAAGGTAATTAGCTAGGTATAATATTACTCCATTCTCTGCTAACCCTCCCATAGCTTCTGTAATATGATCTCTAATCTGTTTTGTATGTGCTACAGATTCTTTAGTTCTATTGTTTTCAAAGTCATCTAGTAATAAGAAATCAGGTCTTTTGTTTAAATGTAATCGACCTCTAACAGATTCTCCTGTACTATGAGCTTCCACACGTATTCCATTCTCTGTTATAAAGTTATTTATTCTATTTTGCTTAACATCTTCTATGCCCCTAGATTTACTAAATAAAAGGCCAAAATCTGCACGTAGGCGAATGTTGTTAGTCAATTCGTACGCTATATCAAATAGAATTCTCTCAGCATTTTCTTTGTCAAAACTATCAATGTTTATGTATTCTCTTCTTTTATAACAAATTAACCATATTAGATATAGTTTAGCCGTAGAGGTTTTAGCTCCCTCTCTGAAGGTTATCCATATAAGTTCTCTTATCTTACAATCAGTTAAATTTTCACAATCATTAATGAAGTCTTTTTGGTAACCTGCTAGGGAGTATTTAAAGTAGTGTTGAAAATAATACACGCAGAATAATCCAAAAGATAAGGAACACAAGTACTTCCTTTCTTGAGGAGTTCCACATATAACTTTATCTAGTGCTTCTTCTGTCATCCTTTTAGTAATGATTTTAATTTTAATTGCTCTTCTTCGGTGGGCAAGTCTTTCATTAAATCTTTACCATCTGCTCCAGTCAATTCACTTCTTCCCGCAAACTCTAGCTTTTTCTTTCTTTCCATATACCACTTAGCATGCTCTGGTTGGTCAAGGTTCTTTACTATCGTTTGTCTAGCCTTTAAGAATGGTCTTTGTCTTAGCTCTTCAAATCTGTCATTTAACTCTGGTTTTGCTTTTATCCATTCGTAGTAAGCGTTTCTTGAAATACCTGCGTAAAAACAAGCTTCTTCTACAGTACCGTCAAGAGCAAATACTTCTTCTAGTTTGGTTACAACCTCTGGTGTCATTTTTGTGGGTCTACCACCTGCGTGTTTTTCTACTTCTGCCATATTATTTCATTTCCATTTAATTTTATCTTATTGTTACCTGTGTAGTCAACGTATCTTTGTACTATTACATCTATGTATTTAGGGTCTAGTTCCATACCGTAACATATTCTATTTGTTTTTTCACAGGCGATTAAGGTAGAGCCAGAGCCTAGAAAAGTATCCAGTACTGTATCTTCCTGCTTGCTAGAATTTACGATTTGTTTCTCTAATAACTCCACAGGTTTCATGGTCGGGTGGCTCCCATTCTTTAGGGGCTTGTTGTGGTTTATAACCGAGATGTTTCTCCCTTCCTGCTTTGCCAGTTCTTTCTTAAACCATTCCAATGCTTTTCTGTCATCTTCTGGTATCTTATAAACTGTAGTTTTATCTCTATCCCCATACCAATTATGACTAGCCCCCTCTTTCCAGCCATATAGACAGGGTTCATGTTTCCATTGATAATCCTGACGACCCATAACTAAACTGTTTTTATTCCAGATTATACATTGCCTAACGTCTAGTTCTGCATCTTGGCATGAAGCTCTAAAATTATAGCCTTCTGAGTCTGCGTGCCAAATATAGAAAGACGCACCCAGTTTCATATTCTCACTCATTCTTTTAAACGATTCTGTTAAAAATTCCCTGAATTTGGTATCCCCCATGTTATCATTCTCTATTTTTAGCCCTGTACCTCCTTCGTAGTTTACATTATATGGTGGGTCTGTGACTACTAGGTCTACTTTTAAGTTATTGGTCAGCTTCTCTACATCTTCTATTTTTGTACTATCTCCACAAAGTATCCTATGATTGCCTAATTCGTAAAGGTCACCCAGTTTACTTTTAGGTTCTTTTGGTACCTCTG